CAATATAGGTATAAGATTTATTTTCCCCTTATGAACAACTTAACTCAAAGATTAATTAACAGAATTAACCAGAAAGAATCCTTTAAGGACATTGCTTACCTTTGCGAAGATTTCCAAACTTTCTGCGATGAAATTAACGAATGGGGTGTGGATCACATCGGAGGGGTTGACCTCTACGGATGCGGATTTCTACCAAATCCAGAATTAGACCTTGAAGCGTTAGACAGTTTTTTTGCTTCGTTCGGTTGCACCCCTTCCAACCCACACCCCGCAGGTCGTTACGCTTAATGTAACGCTTTGTTTCAATCCGTGGATATTTACCCCACGGGTTGAAAACCTTCGTTATAATAAGTATATAAATTAAATTCCTCGTTATTATGAACACTTTTACAACTACTGCTTACAACTCACTAGGTCAGGCACAAGAGACTGACACTCAGACTGACAGTTGGGCAGCAACCGAAATTTGCTTAGACCTTTCTATGCTTTACGGATACGCTGAAACCTTAGACGCTTGGGGTCGCCACGCTGGTGAGTATGGCGACAGACCAGCAGCATTAGGGCAGAGGGCATACTAACTCTCTGTCGCAGCAGTCTCACCCCTGAGACTGTTCGTGCGTGAGGAGCAGGTGTGGGGCGGTTCGCCCCCCGTATATAAAAACGCATGGTACCATTAAGCTATAAACGACCCAGATCGACCTCTCTATGAAAAACGCAAAGTGTTTACACAGGGGGTACAGAATTTTTTTCGTGTGTAAAAATGCCCACACAGGATTTGCATAAAGTAAGGATGTACTATATACTGGAAAAGTGAAAAATATGACCCTTATGAAGAAGTACCAAGATTCTAAAGTATCATTGAATACAGATCCAGTCACAAACGAATTTAAGATCACGGTGCCAGAATGGTTGGTCAATGAATTTGATTGGTATGAAGATACAGAATTAGTTTGGCACGTCGATGATAGTGGAATTCATATTCAAGAAATCAGTGATTGACAAGTTGTATAAATTACAGTATGATATGAATGTAATTACAACACATTATGGCAAAAGGATTTACGGTAAAAGCGAAATCTCCAGTTAAAGAAAAACCCCCTGAGTGGGACTATACTTTGGCAAGACAGTTAGTAAGAGGAAAGACATTTGTTTTTTGTTTACCTGGTCGAGGAGTATCATATACTTTTCTCAAGAGTTTTGTATCACTCTCTTTTGATTTAGTACAGGCAGGAGCAGCAATACAGATATCACAAGATTATTCATCAATGGTTAACTTTGCAAGATGTAAGTGTCTTGGAGCAAACGTATTAAGAGGACCTGATCAATTACCTTGGGATGGTAAACTCAAATATGATTATCAGGTCTGGATTGACTCAGATATTGTATTCAACACAGAGAAGTTCTATCAGTTAGTATTGAATGCAATTCCAGAAGACGCAGTTACAAAAGAACCAGTTACTGATGTCATGAAGAATGAGAAAGGAGAAGTAGTTAAGAATAAGGATGGAAGTGATGCAACAAAGATTGTTGGTATGAATCTGAAAATCGATTCATCAAAGGAGCGTTCAATTGTTGCAGGTTGGTACTGCACCGAAGATGGAAGAACAACGTCCGTTGCTCACTGGTTAGATGAAGATGATTTCAGAAGCAATGGTGGAGTCATGAATCATGAAACCATTGAAAGTATCTCAAAGAGAAAGAAACCTTTCACTGTAGACTATACAGGTTTTGGTTGGTTACTGATTAAGAATGGAGTCTTTGAGCACAAAGAAATGACTTATCCTTGGTTTGCTCCAAAGATGCAGATATTTGAATCAGGACAGGTTCAAGATATGTGCGGTGAGGACGTTTCTTTCTGTCTCGATGCAAAAGAGGCAGGATTTGAAATATGGTGTGACCCTCGCATTCGAGTTGGTCATGAGAAAACACGCATCATTTAATGACACGTTACAACCTTCTACGCAACGGTAAGATCGTTTTCTGGGACTTATCAGAAAACGAATTACTAGATCGTCTTGAAGATTTCGCAGTCGAACAATATGTCACTGGCGAAAATATAAATGCACAAATTACTTATGAACCTGTAAAGGAGGAGAACTAAATGGCAAAGGGAATGTTATCAGGCAGTACTTATAATCGTGATGCTCGACCCAAAAAATCTCGTCAAGGAAGAGGAAAACACTCTAAATACTCAGCAACCTCTCGTAACTCGGCTCGCAAGAGATACCGTGGACAAGGAAGATGAGATCTCAAAGAATCGAACATGGTAAACGGGGAAAGATACCCGTTGATATGTCAGACGATTTTTATCATAAAGGAAACGAATATTGTCGGTATTTAATTACTGACTATCGTTCTGATCAATTAATTAAAAAATAATGTATTGTCGTATTCGATTAAAGGACACAAACTATCAGGAGTATGAGGGATGTCGTATTCTTGATAGTTCTTATTATAAGGAGTGTCTTGAAATATATCGAAAGTATGTTGAATATAAAGAGTTTGAGGACGTAGTACCCGTATTCAGAGAGGAGTTTGAGATACCTCATTGTGATGTCTTGGGATATCATGATAAGGATAAACTTGTTGCCTTTACACTTGCCTATCGTTTTGATAGTCTGAATAGTGTCTGGGGTGATCAGTTTGCATGGGATTATGAGAATCCAAAGTTAAGTATGGGGCATATTGCGAATAAACATGAGTTTGCATATTATAAAAGACTAGGTTATGATTATTATTATCTGGGAGAGTCTGTACCATACATGGAGAAGTATGATGGTTACGAGGTCTCAAATTTCTTTAAGGATTGGAAAGGATGGCAAAATTAATTGGTAATCTACCAACAAAGAAAGTATGGGTACGAAAAGAATATCTAACGGACTTTCAATCAGGTCATGGTGAATATGTTGAAGGTATCTGGGTATGTGCCAAGTCAATACAAGGTCGTGCTTTCTATTTTGAGACGTATTTACCAGAATATGCTGCAATGTATGATAAGTTACCCATCTCAGCGTTTCTCTCGAAACCAGAGAAACCTGATCCAGACATGGATTTGATTAATTTACAGTTCTGGAACTGTATGGACTATGATTTTACAGTCATTCAGAAGCAATTTGTTGCTCCAATGGAGTGGGAATGTCGTACAAGACACTATGGAAACCAAAAAGGACAGTATATTTGCACTTTAGACAACTATCATGGTGATTTTGATCAAATTGATGCATCAACAAGTGAGATGCCTGACGAACATAAGTCATTTAATCTAATTGAATTGCGAAATGGGCAGTTCTGTCTCTATCCAAACAACCGTTGTCGCATCTTTGATACTTCAATGACACCCGAAAATGTCAAAATACCTGATTTTAAGGTATCAACACGCATCTTTGAGGTAGAAAATGATGTAAAATGGGGTAGATTAGGGGATTGTGACGATTATTTCTGGACAACACCCGATGAACGACAAGAAAAGTAGGTATATTTTACATTGGATCGGACAATTATCAAAAATTCGACCAGAATTAGGTAATTTTGCAATATGTCCTTATGCATCAAAAGCAAATTACACGATAGTTGATGAAAAATTAAGTCAAATTGTGCCAAATAATGATTTTGATGTTATAATTTATGTGGTAGAAGACAATATTAGTGCACAATTTCTCTATGATGCGGTTGATGACTATAATCGGAACTATCCCGACTACAAATTCATCGCTGATCATGGAAAAACGAAGACATATATACAAGGAATCCAAACAAGTAACGGAAAATATAATTTAGTGCTATGCCAACCACGAAAAGAACTGACTGAAGCACGAAAAAAGTTGGCAAAAACCAATTATTATGATTATTGGGATAAAGATTACCTCGAAGAGGTCTTAGAGGATGATTACAAAGTTGTCGAAATTCACATTGAACCAGAATTAGAATGAAAAACGTTAAAAATGCTCATATGGGCACTCATTTGCTTGCAGAAGTCTATAATATTGATGTAAGTAAGTTAACAAACCCGACAGAAATCGCAAATGAGATGGTAAAAGCGGTTCAAGCAGAGAATTTAAAGTTACTCAACTGTTTTGTTCATGAATTTGACCCTCAAGGAGTGACTGTTAACATCACACTTGCCGAAAGTCACTTTACAATTCATACTTGGCCAGAAAAAAGGTGTGTTGCAATTGATATTTTTACATGTGGAGGGAAAAATCCACGTTCAGTTGCTTGGTGGATACTAAATTACTTCGATAGTGACGATTATATTATGAACGATTATGAGAGATAGGGTATAAATAAATCTAAAAGCATTAATAATGGCGATTCAACGCAAATCAAGAGCATTTAAGGATATAAGTTTGTCTTTTTCACCTCATCCAGTGACAAAAGACATGCCTGTGCTCTTGAATGAACGTGCAATCGTAAGATCAGTGAGAAATTTAGTGGAAACAATACCAACAGAGAGGTTTTTTAACTCTCTAATTGGTACTGATATCCGTGATTCACTGTTTGAGAACTTTTCTGCCACCTCAGTTACTATTATAGAGGATCAAATTCGCAGTACAATACGAAACTTTGAACCAAGAGTTGGTGATATCGGTGTTGAAGTTGATGGATTACCTGATTCTAATAGTTTAGAGGTAAAAGTTATCTTTGATATCGTTGGGTTAGAAATACCAGTTCAATCTTTTACATTTATTTTAGAACCTACGAGATAATATGCCCTTTACTCAATTTACAAGTTTAGACTTTGAGCAAATCAAAGTACAAATTAAAGATTTTTTAAGATCAAACTCAAATTTTACAGATTTTGATTTTGAGGGTTCTAACTTTTCTGTTTTAATTGATACTTTAGCATACAATACTTACATTAATGCATTTAATGCAAATTTAGTTGCTAATGAGTCATTTTTGGATTCTGCGACAATTCGTGAAAACGTTGTTTCTCTTGCTCGTAACATTGGTTATGTACCACGCTCCAGAACCGCTGCAACAGCATCAATTCAGATAGAGGATGTTGACTTAGGAGCAACATCTAGTGCCACTCCAAAGTTCATTACGCTACGTTCAGGGTTAATTTGTATTGGTAATGCAGAGGGAACGACTTATCGTTTTTCAATACCAGATAATATTACATCTTCAAGAGTGGTTGATCGAGGTGGTAACTCTTTTGCTCAATTTGATGGAGAAATCATAATATATGAAGGAACATATTTAAGTAGAACATATCGAGTCGATACTTCAGTTGATCAAAGGTATATAATCGATAGTCCAAACATTGATAGTTCAACATTAAGAGTTTATGTCTCTGGTATCAGTGATACAAGTATAGGTAGAAAGTATAGTATGGTAGATAACATATTAAAATTGAATAAAAACTCGGAAATATTTTTAGCACAAGAAGTTCAGGATGAAAAATATGAAATATTGTTTGGTGATGGATTATTTGGTAAAAAATTAGAAAATGAGCAAATAATAACAGCAACTTATATTGTAACTGATGGTAAAGATGGTAATGGTCCTTCTAATTTTAGTTTTCAAGGAACTTTTACTAAAGATGATGGAACATTCTTTGTTCCAACTGATACTATTGATATTACAACTGTCTCAAACGCTACTAACGGTGCTGAAGTTGAAGATGTATCCTCTATTAAGTATTTTGCCCCAAGATTGTACTCGTCTCAATATAGGGCAGTTACACCAAGAGATTATGAGGCAATAATTGAAACTATATTCCCACAAACTGAGTCTGTATCTGTGATTGGAGGTGAAGAATTAACACCACCACAGTTTGGTAAGGTACAAATTAGCATAAAACCAAAAAATGGTACATTTGTATCAGATTTCGATAAACAACAAATTAAAACTAAATTAAAATCTTATGCAGTTGCAGGTATAAACTCTGAAATTGTAGATTTGAAGATATTATATGTTGAGATTGATTCCAATATTTACTATAATCCTGCTCAAGTTGCATCTTTCTCTGATCTAAGAACAAATGTTATATCTGGTTTAACTGAATATGCAAATAACGTCGAAATGAATAAATTTGGCGGTAGATTCAAGTATAGTAAAATAAACCAACTTATTGATCGAATTGATGATGGTATCACATCTAATATTACAAAGGTTATTGTAAGAAGAGATATAAGTGCATTATTAAATCAATTTGCACAATATGAACTTTGTTTTGGTAATCGTTTTCATGTTAATCCTGCTGGTTTTAATATAAAGAGCACTGGATTTACAGTAGCAGGTGTTAATACAACTTGTTTCCTTACAGATATACCAAGTAAAGATTCATCAGGTAATTTAGACGGAACAATGAAGGGTACATTGAGTATTGTAACCAGAAATAACAAAGATCAACAGGTTGTTGTTAAGAGGGATGCTGGAGGAGTTGATTATATGAAGGGTGAAGTCATATTAAATACGATTAATTTTACATCTACTTCATTAGATAATAATATAATAGAAGTTCAAGCATTCCCAGAGTCATTTGATGTTGTTGGATTAAAAGATTTATATGTAAATTTTGACGTTTCTAAGAGTAACATAAATATGGTGAAGGACGTAATTGCATCAGGAGAAGATGTTTCAGGTGTCGTATTTACCAGAGATTACTATACCTCTAGTTACTCAAACGGGGTTTTAGAGAGGAAATAATTTATGTCACAAATTGACAAAAGAATAAAAGTCAATACTATCATAGAAAATCAGTTACCAGAGTTTGTTCTCGCTGATTTTCCAAAAGCGATAGAATTTTTTAAACAATATTATATCTCTCAAGAATTTCAGGGAGGTCCTAGTGATTTAATCAATAATTTTAACCAATATCTAAAGGTTGATAATTTAGTACCTGAAGTAATTGTTGGGGTAACAAGTATATCTGCTGATATTGCATCTGCAGACACAACCATTAATGTTACAAGTACAAAAGGATTTCCTGATGAATATGGTTTAATAAAAATTAATGATGAAATAATATCTTATACAGGGATAACTACAAATTCATTCACAGGTTGTATTCGTGGATTTAGTGGGATATCTGGATATAATGTTGGTGTTTCATCCTCATTAATTGATGTTAATAAAGAAAGTTTAATATTTGAGGATACAAATTCAGCAGATCATACATCTGGTGATACTGTTAAAAACTTATCCGTATTATTTTTACAAGAATTTTATCGTAAATTAAAGAAAACATTTTTACCAGGTTTAGAAGATACTAAATTATCGTCAAAATTAGATGTTGGTAATTTTGTTAAATTTGCCCGTTCATTCTACCAGTCAAAAGGTATAGAAGAGTCAATATCTATTTTATTCAAGGTTTTATACGGAGTAGAATCAAAAGTTGTTGATTTGGAAGGTTTCTTAATTAAACCCTCTGGTGCAGAATTTATAAGAAGAGAAACTATTGTAGCTGAATTAATAACCAGTGGTGGAGAACCCAAAAATATAATTGGACAAACCGTATTCATGTCAGATGACCTTAATACGAATGCGTCTGTATCAGAGGTTGAAATATTTACAAGAGGGGGAAAATCATATTTTAAGATATCATTATTTGTAGGATTTAGTGAACCAAGTGATTTAATCAAAGGTATATTTGAGGTAACTCCAAATACAAAATCACTTAATCCTGTGCAAGTTGGTGCATCTATTATAAATGTTGACTCAACAGTTGGGTTTGATGAATCTGGTACAATTATTAGTGGTAATAACACTATCAATTACACATCTAAATCTATTAATCAATTTTTTGGTTGCACAGGTGTAACAAGAGTTATTAATACTGCAGACAATATAAGAAAAAATCAAACTTTATTTGGATATGAAAATGGCGAATTAAATAAAAAAATAGAATTTAGAATTACTGGTGTACTATCAAAACTACAAGTTATTGATGAACTTAATCTAGCAAATGAAGGTGAGAACATTTATGTAAAAAATGTTGGTGAAAAGATAGAAAATAATGGATTGTCTTATAAAGAAAAATTTGCAAATGTTTGGCAATATAATACAAGTTCAAGATTTAGAGTTGAAATTGCAGGAAATACATTTTCACTTGAAACAAAAATAGATAAATCCTCATTAAAAACTGGCGATCAATTTGAAATATTAAGAAGAAATGAACAAACTATAGAAGGCACTGTAGAGGTAGGATCTATTAATTCGGACAATAGTTTTACAGCTATTACAACATTTACTCCAAATTCTAACATTCAATACGATATACGTAGAATAATTGAAAAAGCAAATAGTTCAGGTGTTGAAATCAAAGAGGGAAATGATACTATAATTTCTAATGTCCTCAACGTTTATACGGATAGTAATATTGATGGATATGTTGCCTCTAATTCATTACCAGATTATACAATATCCGATGTTGTTACAAGTGAACAAAGAGTTGGAAGTGCATTTACAAATCCAACAGATATTGATTTTGCATTAGATTCACAAAATCCAAATAATAATTTATATTATTTTATTGATTTCGCTACAAATGACCCTATTGATTTTGTAAAAGGTGATGCTGTTGTTTATAATGCGATTAAAGTTGGCATCAATACTACTCCTGTTGATGTATTACCTGGTCTAGTTGATGGTGGTATTTACTATGTGGATCCTCAACCAGAACCTGCTGGTGGTAATATTACTCGTATTGGACTTCATTTTTCAAGAGCACAGATCGGAACTGCAAGTACCATTCAAATAGGTGTGGGTGCCTCAACATTAGATATACATAGATTTACGTTACAAAGACATGCTAATAAAAAATTAACAGCAAATAAGATATTAAGAAAGTTTCCTTTAACACAAAATTTATTTGTATCTACATCAAATGAACCAACTGTAAATGAAGTAGGTATATTAAAAGATGGTGTTGAAATTATATCTCCCAAATCACCAGATACGATATTTTATGGACCACTTCAAGATTTGACTGTATCAAATGGTGGTGAAAGATATGATATTATTAATCCACCTAAAATTGAAATAGAATTAGGTATAGGTAAATCAGCACTTGCTGAACCAATAATAAAAGGAAGTGTTGAAGCAGTTTTAGTTGACCCTCAAGACTTTGATATTGAATCTGTGAAGAGCATATCACTAACTGGAGGTAATGGTAGTGGTTGCTTATTACAGGCAGCATTAGGAGATAGATTCCGTGAGATAGAATTCGATAGTCGTGATATTTTCTTCGGTGGTGGTATTGATATAGACGATGAAACAATTACTACAAGAACAAAACATAATCTTGAAAGTGGTCAATTAGTTTATTATAAAAACAATGGCAATCCATCTGTAGGTATCGGTTCTGCATATGGTACAAATACCGTAGAGGGAACTCTATCTGATGGAGATCCTTATTTTGTAAGAGTTGTAAACCCAACAACAGTCAGATTGTTTAATAATAAATCAGATGCAATGTCGGGTATTGCTGGTATTAATACAGTTGGTTTATCAACTGATACTGCTGCAATAGGTATTCATAAATTTAGAACTGAATCAAAAAATACAATCTTTGGTGTAAATGTATTAGACTCAGGTTCAGGTTATCAATATCGCAAATTAAGAGTTAATCCAGCAGGAATTCTAACTTCTTACAATACAATCAACTATGATAATCATGGTTTTGAGCATGGTGATATAGTAGAATATTCACCAACTGTAGGCATTGGTACTACTATACCACAATCCATACAAGGTTTAAGCACAACTTCTTCGTATTATGTGATGAAGGTAAATGATAATTCATTTAAATTAGCAGATGCTGGTATAGGTGCCACTATTTCAAGTAACTTTGAGAGAGAAAAGTTTGTTAGTTTAGGTTCAACAGGAACAGGATATCAGACATTTACATATCCAGAAATCAAAGTAAATGTTGAAGTATCGTATGGGTCAACAGTAACTGGAACATTTAATTTCACACCAATTGTATCTGGTGAGATAATAGGCACTTACTTATATGAACAAGGTTCTGATTATGGATCAAAAATTGTAAATCACGTTAATAAACCGTCTGTTAAAATACAAACTGGAGTAGGTGCAGAATTACGTCCTATTATTGTAAATGGTAAAATTGAGGATGTAGTTGTTGTCAATAAAGGATCAAATTATTCCTCTCCACCATTACTAAAGGTAACTTCAGATACTGGTAATGGTGCAATTGTTAGATCAATTATTGAAAATGGTAAGTTAATTGATGCCATAGTAATTAATTCTGGTCTTGGATATACTGCTCTAACAACAAATGTTGATGCAGAGGCAAGAGGAAAAAATGCAAAGTTTGAACCTGTTTTAAGAGATTTATCATTAAATGATAAAACAAGATTTGGAAGTAGTCATCTTGTAGGACGTAGCAATGATTTACATTTTGGAATTCTTGGATATACACAAACATTAGCGTCTATATTTGAGTCTGATTCGTTTAGTAAAAAGAATAACAATGAATTTGATACAATATTAAAACACTCGCCAATAATTGGATGGGCATATGATGGTAATCCAATCTACGGACCATTTGGATTTACAAAACCAGATGATATAAACTCTGGATTATCTACGATTCGCTCTTCATATACTAAAAATTCAAGTGAAGTTGTAAATAGACCAAGTGGATTTGCAGATGGATTCTTTAATAATGATTTTCAATTTGATGCATCTGGTGATTTAGATATACATAATGGACGTTTTTGTAAAACACCAGAATTTCCAAATGGAGTATACGCTTATTTTGCAACTTGCGAAATAGATACTAATGGTGAATTAACTGGTTCGTATCCATATTTTATAGGTAATACTTATAGATTGCCAATTATAACTGAAAACAAAGAACTAACTCATGCATTTGATTTTAATAATTCTAATTTATCCCGTAACACTTATCCACATAATGTTGGAGAAGATGATGCTGATAATGATTTTATCGTTGAATCAAATGAAGTAATCAGACAAGCAACAGAAATTGAGTCTGTAACAAGTGGTGGAGTTCAAGATGTACAAGTATTAAATGGAGGCACTGGATATAAAGTAGGAGATGTAGTTGACTTTGATGATACAGGCACTAAAGGTGGTGGATTTAGAGCAGAGGTAAGTGAAATTTTAGGAATCGGTGTATCAAATATTGCTACAAACTTGAATAGATTCGAGCAAGCAGTATTTACATGGAATAACGCAAATGAAGTTCAGGCAAGTTGTCTACCATTCTTTGAACTTAAAGATCAAGAATCAATATCTGTCTCTGGATTAACAACATCAGTAGTTGGTTTAACCGATACTTTCATAGTTGGTATCAATACTGACACTGTTAAACTTGGTAAAAAAATGAATGCTGTCAATGTTGGAGACAGTGTAATAGAAGATATTTTTGTAAATAAGTTACCAAATACAGTTTCAATTGGTGGTTCTCTAAGAGTTGGTGAAGAAACACTCAAGGTATTAAGTGTTTATGCTTCTCAAAAAGTAATAAGAGTTATGAGAACCGCTGGTGGAGGTGTAGCTGGTGTTGCACATACTTTTGGTTCTAATGTACATGTACTTAATAATCAAATATCAATACCAGTAAAAACTAGAAGATTTGAATCAAGAAAAAATGACGTAATTTATTTTAATGCACCACAATCAGTTGGTATAGGAACAAGTGGTGTTAATACAGAAACAACCTATGTAATCGGTGAGGTACAGAATAAAATCTCAATTCCAAACAGACAGATTTATCTACCCAAACACCCATTTACCACTGGTCAAAAAGTAACATTAAATGTACCGCCAATATCTAATAAACAATTTAATGTTGCAACCACTGATGATCCAAATGATCTTCCAAATAATTTCCAAATACCGTTTACTGGCAATTCAATTGATTTATTTGTTATTAAAAAAGGCGAAGATTTTATAGGTCTATCAACAGTTGGTATTGGATCTTTAGGTGATGGATTATACTTTAAATCTAATGCATCTAATTTAACTCCAAATCAATCACTAAATGAAAATTTATATTATCTAACTTCTACATTTAATCAAGTAATCGGAGACATTGATCATGTTGTAAGCACGGTTACAACAAATATTTCGGCAGCAAACACTACTACTCATGGATTACAAAATGGTGATATTGTCAAAATCAACGTCGTTCCAAATCTTGCAGTAGGTATTGGTTCTACTACTACACCTGTATCAGTAAAATATAATAGTCAATTTGATAAACTATTAATTAATCCAATATCATTTACAAGTTCGGATGTAGAAGCGAATAGAATTGATATACAAAATCATGGATTTAAGACTGGAGATAAGGTTTTACATGATGGTGGTAATGGTACAGGTATTGCAACTGGATTATATTATGTAAACAGAATAAATGATAGGTACTTCCAACTAGCAGAAACATTTAAGGATTTAAGTTCAGATCCAGTGCGATTGATAACAATTAATCCTAATACAGGTGGTAATCAAACTATCGCACCAATTAACCCCAGAATAAGCGTTACTAAAAATTCTAAGTTAGCATTTGGTCTCACTGATACATCTTTAACTGATTTTGACTTTAAGATTTTTTATGACAAGGATTTATTAAATGAGTATAATAGTGCACAAGATTCAAGTAGTTTTAATGTTGTTCAAGTAGGAACTGTTGGAGTAGGAACTCAATCAAGTGAATCGAATCTTACTCTTTCTAATACCACTTCATCTCCAATTACTTTGTATTATGGATTGACAAAAGGTGGATTTATAAGCACTGCTGACACCGAAGTACAAAATTATTCCGAAATAATCTTTGTACCAAGTATTTACAACGGTGAATATAAAATTACAGGTGTTACATCTGAAACATTTAATTTCTCTCCTAAGTTACCAGAATTTTTCAGATATGAGAGTACTGATTGTGATAAATTAGAGTATTCTACGAAATCAAAAAATACACACGGTGCAATAAATGATGTAAAAGTTCTGACACCAGGATTTAATTATGAAAAGTTACCTAAGTTCAATTCAGTAAAATCTACTATAGGACAGAATGCCAATCTCATTTCTATATCAAATCAAATTGGTAAAATAAAAGATGTTAGAATTAAAGACTTTGGATATGAATATTCAGCTGATAAAACACTTCGACCTGAAGCATTAATTCCTTCAGTCGTTAATATTGATAATCTTGATGTAGTAGATAGTGTTAATGTAATAAATGGTGGATCTGATTTTACATCTGCACCCAGTCTATTACTCTTTAATCCTCAAACTAATACGGTAGTTGATAATGTTTCATTTAACCCAGTATTTAAGAATCAAACAATAATTGATGTAGATGTTGTTGCCCCATTAAACGGATTAGATTCAATACAACATCGTTTAGTTTCGATCAATAATTCTAATGGTGTTGGTATTAATTCTATACAAACAAGCACCTCTGGAATAGTGACTTGTTTCTTGGAAACACCATTTAATGGATTCCCTAATCCTCAACCATTCGCAGAGGGTGATGAGATTTATGTTGAGGGTATTCAACGAGTAGGTGAATCAGGAATAGGTACAGGTGGTGTTGGAGTCTCTTCCATTGTAACTGGTGATGGATTTAATTCAGAAAATTATGATTATAGATTCTTTAAAGTTACATCATATACACCTGGCACAATAGCAATTCTTAAATTTAGTCTTGTTGGTCTGACAACTAATCCTGGTATTGGTAAAACCTTCCAATCTGGATTTGCATCTATAATTAATAAGAAAATATATCCTGAAATCATTCCATTACAAACAAGAGGACAATTCATAAAAAATGAACCAGTAAATATTAATGGTGAGAAGACTGATTTAGTTGTTGTAGAAATAAGGGATGATTATATTAAATTAGATGGTGTAAGTAAATTTAAGAAAGGTGATAGAATTAATGGATTACTAAGTGGTGTATCAGCAGAAGTTTCAAGTGTTATAAGAAATATTGCTAAATTTAATATCAATTATGCAAATCGTCAAGAATATGGTTGGATTGATGGTATAGGTAAATTAAATGACGATACACAGGTAATTGCTAATAACGATTATTATCAAAATCTTTCATATGCAGTTAAGAGTCCTATTACATGGGATGAATTTTCTAATCCAGTTAACAGATTAGTCCACCCTGCAGGATTAAAAAACTTTGCTGATACCAGTGTATTACGGAGCGTAAAAGTTGGTATTGATACTATAAGTCCAGATTCTGTATCAACACTAATATTTGATTTAGTTTCAGAGGTAAGAGTAGATGAAGTGAGAAATTTTGATTTTGGAGATGACTATGACATAGTAAATAATAAATCAAAAAATATATTATTAAATCAGAAAAAACTTACTGATTTTACAAGATGTCTTACTAATAGAGTTTTAATTCATGATGACATAAGTTCTCAATTCTCAAGTGTAAGTTTTGCTGAAGGAACAACAATTATTGATGAAATACTAACTGATTTTGCTACTTATTTGATACAAATTGTTGATCCAGATACGTTTGATACTCAAATTAGTGAAGTAATTGTGATGAAAACAATAAATGATAATTTCATCATAGAAAAATCATCAGACTCAGCTGGTATTGGACTTAATAATCAAAATGGTAACTTAAAGTTAGGTGAATTAAAGACAGAAACAACCACTGGTGGTGATAATAATTTAATATTTGAACCAGTTGATCCATTTAACAGAGATCATGATATTAAAGTATTAAAAACATTTTTTGATACGAATATTATTTCCAATGGAAATAAAATCATAGGAAGTGTTAAATTAACAGGATCAAATGTCGGTGTTGGATCAACTACCGTAGGTTTGACTACAACTTCAATTGCTGAGTTTTCTAAAGATGATTTTAATGGATTATTTGCAAAAATATTTGTCCAAGATTCTGTTACCAATGAAATTAACTATAATGAAGTTTTAATTGATTTTGATGGTTCAACAACTGCAGAATCAAATATATTTGTAGATTCAAGTACAGCAGGAAATGGAAACGTAGTTGGACTTGTAACAACAAGATTTGAGAATGATTTAATAAAAATACAGGTACAAAATGATAGATTAAATCCTTTAGATGTAAGAGCGAATATTGTTGGATTAGGAACTACAACAGCAGGAACTGGTACACATCGTTTCTTATCATTAGATCAACCAGCAGGAACTGAAAGAAGTGTTAGATTAGAGTCACAATACAATACAGGCACAACAAACCCAATAACTTACACATCTATAAGTAAAGATAATGATAGTACAGTTAAATCTCTGGTCAGAGTATCATGTGGAGACACATCGGCAGTTCATCAAATAGTAACTGTTAGAGATACTAATGATATTTTAACAGTTCAATATCCATTCATCTCTATTGGATCCACATCAGGTATCGGTACATTTGGTGGAGAAATTAATGGTAATGATATTGATCTAAAATTCTATCCCGACTCATCATTCTTATCTCTAATAGAAGTTCAATCATTTAATGAAATATTCTATACAGAAACAGATTTTAATAATACTTCTATAGATTTAGATTATGGTCCTGTTCAACAAAATGTTTTTGTTACTTCATTTGATGGTAGAAATGGAAATAGAGCAAATAAAACAAAATTTGAACTAAAACATGAAGGTGTACCAATTTATCAGAAAACATTCAACCCAACAGACACTGTTGGTCTTGAAAAAAGCACTGGTATATTTACAATTCCTAATCATTTCTTTAATACTAATGAAGAGATTACTTATGAGGAGGCATCAACATTTGTAGGTATTGCTGCTACACCAGTATCAATCGCATCAACTGTAAACTTTGCAGGAGTTACAACTGACATATTACCTTCAACAGTTTTTGTTAAA